TTGATAGCGTTACTGTATGACTCAAAGAGTACTGCCTTCGAGCGTTGTTCATCAGTGGTACGTACAATAACTTTCTTTCCAGCATTGCGTATGAATTTCTGAATCCCCGTAATCTTTCGACGTGCGCCCTTACGCTTCAAATCAGTCGTGATGTCCCTTTCCATCACTGCCTGTATCTCTGGAGTTACGAGTTGACCATGCAAGAGTGACTCTGCCCCGCGCTTCACCATCTCCTTGTTGATGATGGTCCGGTCAATGAGGTCTAACTCCTCTTTGGTAAATACCTCATCTATCTCGTCTGCTTCTGCCGCTTCATTGAGCGCGTCCTCAAGAATCCAGTCACCGATAAGCTCCTCAAGGAATAGTCCCATGTCTTCAAGCTCCTGCTCAAATTGTGACGTACCTGCGACGTTCTGCAAGTACTGAGCACGGAATGGTGTACCACTCTTACTCTCCTCACCCATCACCGCTTCAAATGAGTTCGACTTCTTATCTGCTGACGTGTCCCATGCCTCAGTAATGTTCTGATATACCGGAACACTGGATGGGATAGTGTTGAGTTGTTGGAATGTCTTCCCCTCACCAACTTGGAGAATCGTACCGTGGTCAATACCGTCTGAGTATATAGAGTCTACAACATTCCCGTCATCAGTGTAGAACAATATCTTGCCACCAATAGCAACCGCACGAGCTTCCTCGGTCTTGTAAAAATTATGCCATCTCTGGTGCTCTGCAAGCTCCTCTGGAAGTCCCTCACCAAACGCACGTCCAATAACAGGATGACGCACGTCGAGCTTGTACGGGTATTCATCTTCTGTAATCTCATCAGCACGGAAGATAATACCCGTATGCTTCCCTGACTTATCTTTCCCAAATGGTGCGTAGATAATACGAGCGAGCACAAACTCATTCATGTCCTCCTCTTTCCATTCTTTGCCTTGTGCTTCGAGGAGTGATGCCTTCTCCATCTCTCCTGTGACCTCATACACCGTAATGTATGAGCCGAATGTATCAGCGTCCGCGTTAGATTTGCCACCAATATCCTTTGACTTCTTCTTCTCTCTCGCAGTCTTAATTGCTTCGTCTACGTTATTCCACGTCACCTGCTTCTTGAGCTGTCCTGGAGTATAAAAATGCTTCTCAACAACAGGTGATGAGAGTATGTCTGTCATGTCCGTAATGACATTCTCCCATGGAACGATATACACATCCTTGCCATCCTCAGTCTCTACTCGCTTGAATAGTACTGCACCATAGCGAGGACGGCATACTGCGTACTCATTCAGCGTCTTACCGAAGTGCATGTCTCGCATCTTCTTCTGTAATGCCTTTGTAGCCACCATAGAGGACACACGAGCCTCGTCTGAGCTATCCACTGGCTCCACCTCCATGTGCTTTATATCACGGTCTGTAGAGCGTGCCTCAAGCCGTATGCGGTACTCTGATATGTTATCGTAGGGGAAGTCACCAATAATGTCATCATGCGCTCCTGAGTCAATGTAGCGCGAACGGCGGGCATAGTTAATAGACTTGATAAGTTGGTACTGTGAATAGTCGTCACCTGACTGAAGCGGAATGGTGCGCGTTTCGTAGAACGTGCGTTGCCCTTCTACTGTTTCAAAGATTTTCATAATTCACACAATTATACCACAAAATCAGCGCAAGCCTGCACGAGGTTTAACTTGTTTTGTTATTTTCATCTTCGCTTTGAGCGCGAGCATATCATAATACCCAGAAATACGTTGCCCCTCCTCTGGATCACTTTTTTGTGCACTATCGTATAAATCGAACCAAGAACGCATAATGTACGTGTCACCATAATCGGGGGAACGTCCCAAATCGTCTTTTACGCTTTCTTTTGGTCTTAGTTTTAATTTACCCTCGCGCTCAATGTTATCTTGTACCAAAAGTGCTGTGAGGTCTTCGATAATTATCTCACTATCATCATCAAGCGATGAAGATGTCTGATGATTATTTATTTTATCAGCAAGGAAAAAACCGGCTTGTGATTTTAAGTTAGTAAAGTTAGGGTTCTGCGCTTCTGGTGCGAGATTATTACGCACACGTATTTTGAGTTGCTCTCTTGTCGGTAATGGTGAACGAGAACCAATAAACTGACGCATACCCTTCAAGTCACCTCCAGACATCGCCCAACCGACACCATTGTCATCATAAATGGCGTTCTTATACGCAATATTTTCTACGGAAAGAATATCTCGTATCTCTTGTCTTAGTTCCATTGGATCATCAGTCTTTTGTAGCTTAATGCGCCTATACGAGTGCCACCCATCAAAGAGATTCGCAATAGCATTGTCTGCACCGCCACGAGCGATGTCAAACACTGCATACTTAATCCCAGACCTCGCCTCAGTATTTGAAAACATTTCCTCAAGTGCAGAATAAGTTGTGAGTGAAGAAATATCATCGGTGTACTCCCACTTACCATCCATCAATCTTTGACGGTTTATAACATTCTTAATAGACGCAAGTTGCTCACCGTATGTCTGCGCTGTGTATGGGTTATCAGAATAGAGCGATTGTATAAATGCCTTGTCAGGGGACATTGTACCGTTCTTCCATGGTTTATAAAATTCCTGGAATACCCAATTCTTTGCGGGGTTACACGCTCCAAAAAACTTTGGATGTATCATCACCAACTCTGGATACTTCTCAGGGTTATCTTGAAAATCTGCTGGTGGTGAAATCATCTTTTTCTCACCAATAGAGAAAACATTATTGCGACCAATACGAGACTTGAGCACATCGTACGCATCAAACTCCCATTCGTTTATCTCATCCCCAAAACCACCAGTGAACTCATACGATCCAAAACGCTCGTACATATCATCAGTTGGTTTATACGCAACATCAAGAAGATGCACTTCTGAACCATTATTAAAATAGATTATGTTGTACTGTCCATCAAGTCTCCAATCTGTGTCTGGTATCTTATGGTGTGTACACACTTTTTTGAACGTCTTATACGTTGTGTTCATAAGACGCTTCAATTCATTTCGAGCAAGGAACCAACTTGACCCAGGATAGAAATAACACGATGTGAGTATCATCTCACATCCAACCCATGACTTTCCACCTCCTGCACCGCCACCAAAAACAATAAAGCGAGTGGTGTCATCCATCCACTTATCCCACGCGAGTTCTTGTTTCTTAGTCGGAGTTATTTGTGGTGTTATTGTCGTCATTTTTTACAAAGGTGAAGCCACCAACTACCACCGTCTTGTCATTACTTGTCACATCAAGTTTATCTTTATACCCATCTTCAAGTTTAGAAACAAGTTTCCAGCTATTATCCATTCGTACATCACCTTTCTCTGTAGCAAGTATTGATTCATTTTTAAGGGCTTGATGTATATTTGCCAATGCTAGTGCTGTATTTACATTTTCCCAAGATACGAGTTTTATCCCAAGTGATTCATTCTCTTTTACCCAATTTGAAAGTGTTTGCGGTGGTAATCCTATAAAAGAACAGGCTTTATTTCTCGAAAATCCCATTTCAAGATATGGTCGTAAACTTTGGATAATTGTTTCAGTTTCCTCAGGAGTAAATGCCTTACCTTGTGCCATCTGTCAATTATACCACAGTTTTATCCTCCACTTCAACACTCGGTGCATCATACGGTCTGATATACGTCTGACTGCCTGTCGAGGTGTACTGAATCATAGGCACGAACACACACCCTAGATCTCGCTCAAGTTGCGACAACGCTTCCATACGGTTCTTAATCTTCGTCTTCTCAACATCATTCCCCTTCATCTGATCTACAATAGCCTCCTTGGTCTTGTTCACTCGCTTGGTGGTCTTACCACTCTTCTTAATCTCGCTCATATGCAATTGCTCTTAGTTGGGTTTCCCAATTGTTAATACTTTTTTTATCTCTTTCGATTGCTTCTGTGGTCAATCGAATTTCCCTCTCCACGTCCTCTGTCCTATCCTTGAGTACGCTCTGCTCTAGCAATAACTCGTGATGACGCAACTCAAGCTTTGCCTGAATCAGTCCAGCCTTCGCATTACTCTCTGCTTTGTCCAGTATAGCACTCTTCATCTCCTCATCTGACACTACCGTGTGGATATTGAACTCATAGTTGAACGCTCTCATATACCAAAATTATATCACCACCCCAGTGATGTGCAAAGGGTGGGGGTGGGGAATAGGGGCACATTTGACAGACCATTTTTTGTGTTGCGGTGTTGCGGTGATAGATTTGCAAAAAGAGTTTTATATTATTTCCAGATATATGTGCCTTTTTACCCGTAATGCACGTATTTCTTATATCTATATATCTTTTTATAAAGAATATACATAACAACATAACAACATACAAAAATCAATGTCAAATATGGCTTATATTATGATTATTAAAATATCATAATTTGACACCTACCCTATTTTTATTGTGATGGAGGTATATTTTGCTTCCACCACAACCCCGCATCGTAACAAAAAAAACTTTAGGCCGGCACCTGTAAACAGATGTCGGCCTTTAGTTTGACTAGTGTGGATTTACCAAAAATCCTCTATACACTTTACACTAGTTTGAATAAAAATCAATCGTGGTATACTGTACAGACCTAAAAAGTTTTGACTGAACTTACTAGGATTTACCAAAAATAATTTAATACAAAATGTATAAAAACGTCGCGTGGGCACCAGCTCACCTAGACAAACGACCAGCGATAAAAAGTTGGGCACACCTCCAACATCGCAAACCAACAGAAGAAGAAATAAAACAATACCCAAAAACAGCTGCAATACTCATTGCGTGCGGTGAAGGGTCGGGCAATCTTGAAGTATTAGACTTTGATGAAAAGCACGATGCAACTAAGACGATTACAAAGCGTTGGGTGAAGTTGTTATCATTCTCACCAAGAGAATTAAAACTCCCAATTGTACGCACAATGTCTGGTGGGTATCACATATATTACCGACTAGAAAACACACCAGACGGGAATCAAAAACTAGCAAGAAATAAATCTGGTGAAGTAGTCATTGAAACTCGTGGACAAGGTGGATATGTTATCGCTCCACCACATCCTCTGTACAGAGTACTATTCAATGATATCAATGACATACCAGTCATAACAAAAGAACAGCATGAAGAAATGTTACTTGCAGCGGTATCATTAGATGAATTTCCAAATGTAAAAACATTTACAAATTTTGGAAAAATAAACACATCAACAAATGACGGCGACCGTCCCGGCGATCTTTACGAAAAAGAAACTGACTGGATGGATATACTATCTGCGCATAACTGGCACTCACCTCGGCAGGGTAAAAATGGTATTGTATACCTGACACGTGGCGGTAAAAAATTTGGTGTCTCAGGCGCACTGGTAACATCGGAGCAGGGGAATCAATTATTCTATTGCTTCACTTCATCATGTCCACCATTTGAACCATCGACATGCTATACCAAATTCGGAGCATTTACTCTATTAGAACACGACGGAGACTTTAAGAAGAGTGCTCAGGATATTTATCAAAAAAGGATTAAGCAATCTATAGTATGCAATTAAGCACATTTATCAGTAAAGCGAATATGATTGCTCGCACCCTACAGACAGAAGATGTAGCACGACCAGAAATAGAAAAGATAGCGAAGACAGACGCGTATGACTATACACCATATATAGACTCCATCATCGCAAAAAATTGTTCAGTACCGACACCATTCCCGGTGGACGAGAGCGCTGACAAGAGCCAACAATACCAGCTGTTCCCTGAAGCGTTCGTTGAACAACGTCCAACACTGAAAGTGCTCAAGCGTGGTGACAATCGTTCCATAACAGAATACTCAGAGGAAAAGAAACACTATATCGAGCACTCAGACAATGAAGCGATGACACTCATACACAATAACTTTGTAAAGAACAAGCTACATAAATTCTGTACGCAGAAACACCTAAAGGACACACTCTCAAATATAAAGGACACACTACACTGTAACGGCAGAGAAATAGATGGTGCGCCAATTGCTCGGTATATCAACTTTACGAACGGACTGTTCGATGTAGATACACTGTCCCTTATACCACACAGCCAAGAGTACTTTACCTTAGCACAGTCACCATACAGCATTGACCTAGAGCAGAGAGACTGTCCTTTATGGATGGACTATCTTGAAAAGGTATCAGGTGGTGACAAAGACCTTGAGGCACTGATGCAGGAGGCGATGGGGTACTGTATCTTCGGGCAAGACATCCAAGGACAAAAGGCGTTCTTCCTTTACTCAGAAGCCTCGGGTACGGGTAAGTCAACTTTCCTGCAAGTCCTCCGCAACCTAGTTGGTACAAAAAACACATCATCACTATCACTTGAGAAAATGGTGTCACTAAGTCCGATGCTCAAGACTATGGTAGGCAAGCGAGTGAACATAAACGACGAGCTCGGTACGAAATACTTAGAAGCCTCCACGATCAGTGCAATACTATCCGGTGAAGATGTGACCTTTGATGTGAAGTATAAAGATGCAATCTCAATGAACTTCAATCAGACACGTTTCATTTTCTCCACTAACCAACTACCTAACTTCAATCAGGCACTCGGCATGGATAGACGCATCGCTATCATTCCATTCCTGTTTAGGTTCTACGGTTCAAAGGAGCGCATCTTTGATTTCTACAAAGTAGTACTAGAGAAAGAGTCAGGCGCAATGCTAAACTGGGCAATAGATGGATACCTCCGTATTAAACAGCGAGCAAAGGAAGGGAAGGAGTTGTTCACTGAATCGAAGACCTCACTCGAAGCAGCACTAGACTATAAGAACACTATTGACCCTATCTCGGCATACCTAACAGACTACAACCTAATTGCTATCCTACAATTTAAGAAAGAACTCAGAGCACAAAGTGTATTATCCAATGGTGAAGACCAGCATCTTTCGGCAAAAGATTTATACGGTCAACCAGAAAGATTTATTAAAGGTGATAGAGAACCTGCGTCTGGTTTCTTCCTATTCTGTCAGTTACAAAACTACACACAAAAGATAAACTTCTTAGCCTTCTCACGTAGGATAGCCGCTCACTGCGGTCAAGATACCAAGTACGAGGTAACCACAAACAGAGAGGGTAAGGCTTATCGACTAACCGATGAGTTTATAAACAGTCTTGAGTCTTATCAAAAAGAAAAAGAGGACGTTAACTTCTAACTAAAAAATATGTCAAAAATAATACAAATAGCCACAGCATCTTATGGTGATAAGGATGATTTTACCAACGAAGTTATAGGACTGACAGACGACGGAATGGTATTGAGACTTGCATGGCATAAAGAAGTACACCAATATTTGCCTGTGCATAACTCACCTACCCAACCATTACAAACGTAGTACTATAGATTCTGACCGTAATGTCACTAAACTAGTTATCAATTATTCACATAAATAATCATATTAAATATGGCATTAGGCAAAGAAAAAGAAGGAGGTAACTACATTACATTCAAGCCGTCTATCGGACGACTCACTATTAGATCAGACCAAGGAGATCCAGAAGCAAAGCCACGTACATACAAGGACTCAAAGACGAATCAAGACGTTACTGTCTATGAGCAACGCTACCAGTACATCACGGGGAAGGTCGTTGGTGTAGAAGTAGACACGACAGGCGAATACGGCTCACAGTTAAAAATCGTTCTTCGAGACGGCGAGACTGATTACACTCTCCCCGTACCACTTAATAAGTCATGGGGTACTAAGGTAGCCGAGGCTATGCCCAACATCAAACTTGACGAGGATGTTACCATCACCGCATACGCTGACTTCGTAGCAGACGGCAAGGACGTACAGGCGGGACTCTCACTCAAGCAAGGAGGCGCGCGTGTTACGTCACATTTCAACTATAAGGAGAATGACGCATGGGTACGCGCTGAGGGCTTCCCTGAGTACCCACCTGCTGACACTATCCCTAACAAGGAAAAGAACCCTGCGAAGTACACTAAGTTCTGGGGAGATTACTACTTTACCGTAGAGGAGTTCTTGATTGACTGGTTTGAAAAGAACATGTACATCGAGTACGTCGCACCAGTGAAGGCCGAGGTAGTAACTGAGGAGGTACCGTTCTAAGCGTATGGCTCTCGGTAAGGAAGCACCAACGTTCCGCTGTCGATGTAGTGCATTAGGTCAACTGATGACCGCACCACGCACGAAGACTGGACTATCAGAGACAGCAAAGACAATGCTCGTACTCTGGTATAAGGAGATACTATATAAGCGACGTAAGGAGATACAGTCCAAGTACATGACTAAGGGTACCACGGTAGAGGATGCGAGTATTGAATACGTCAATACGTTATACGGCACCAACTACAAGAAGAATGAGCAGTACTACGAGAACGAATATGTCCATGGTACTCCTGATATAGTTGAGGATACTATCATCGACATAAAGAACAGTTGGGACTTCAGTACGTTCCCATTGTTCAGTTCGACTATTCCTACCAAGGATTACGAGTTTCAGGTGCAAGGCTACATGATGCTCACGGGAGTGAAGAAGGCTAGTATCATCTATACCCTAATGGACTTACCCGATGAGCAGATAGAGCAGGAGTACCGCAGGAGCGGTGGCACTGGTTTACTCACACCAGAGTTTAAGGCCAACTACAGATACGGAGACATTGCCGACAACCTACGAGTCAAACGCTTTGACTTTGAGTACAGTGCTGAGTTGGCAGAGCAGATAGTAACAAAGGTAGAGGAGGCACGTAAGTTCGTGTCGATGCTGAAATACTAAGATGAAAGAGTTACAAGACAGAATTGTGAAGTACGTTACCTCATACGGAAGTCTTGTGTCACTAGAGAAGCTCACACTGGTAGCCACTGGTGTGGGCTTTTCTGAGGATGAGATACTCCAAGCATTAGAACATATTGGCAATAAGTTAAAGAGCACCGTGCGGGGAGGGACGGTATACTACCAAGTGCCACCACCAGTCAAGGAACACTTCAAAAGCACCGTCCCCTACCCATGGCCAGGAAGAGACGGCATCCCCGAGTTCGTTATGCCGTTCCCTGAGATTGATTATTCGTATATTTTTCTAAAACCTGAAGAGTTGGACAAATACAAAGCAGAGTTACGTGGAAGAATATTTATACCCAAAAAAAGATGGCAACACAAAGTGTAAAAAAGAAGAACCCACTTGAGGCTGACCCTAAATTAGCAATACTGCACTACCTTACCAAAAAAGGATATGTCTGTTGGAAGCATCACAAGAAAACTTTTAATGACAAACTCGGCATCCACGTGAACGACCCCTACATACCAAATGGGCTACCAGACATTATGCTCAT